ACTCAATATACAACAACGGCTTATGTTTCTTTATTAGCTTACTTGCACCGTTAAGAACATCTATCTCTAATCCTTCGACATCTAATTTAATTAGATCAAATTTATTTAAGTTAATATATTGATCAAGAGTAATAAGATTAGTATCAAGACCCTTGTCTGCACTATTATTTACTTTAAACTCGCCGTAGTTGATTTTATGATCTACAAATGGATTAATGTTGACCATCTTAGCAATACCAGCTTTTGATGCAGCACCTGCATGTACTGGTATTGAATTATAGCAACCATTAATCAAAAGATTCGCTGCAAGCATTTCAAAAATATAGATCTGAGGCTCAATGGCAACTACATTGCCTTTATTACACTTCCTTGAGAAGTATACAGCATGAGTACCAATATTGGCACCAACATCAAGGACGTTTGAATTTTCTGTAAGGAAGTGATCAAAAAAGTCAAACTCTTGCTGAGCCCACTCACCATAATAATGAAGACAAGCACCAATTGGATCATCATTCTGAAAATGAATAAATGTGCCGTGCTTGGATTGAGTTTGCGCGATTGGATTATGCATAATATAAAAAGTTGGTAGCGGGGAGTGGAGTCGCACCACTGACCTCGGGATTATGAGCCCCACGCTCTTCTACTGAGCTACCCCGCAATGTTTAATTGTAAATGTTTCCTGTGCACCTTGCACATGATCCATGAATTGTAGTATTTAGTTGGGTTTGCAAGGACGTCAAATTGATATTGATACTTTGCTTCGTAGTAAGTACATTCACCCTTGTTCTTACATAATCGAAGTATTTCACGTTTAAAGTGATCTACTCCAATTATTTCAATATCTTTTCGAAGTTCTTCATTCGATCCGAAGTATGACTGCCAATCAGACTCTGCTTTGTATCTCTTTTTCTTTCCTTTTACTTGCCTGGTCTTCATTGAATAAAATAGTTTCTTACCTATGTACTCACGACCAGAAATAGTATTGGTTATTCTATAGACGAACCCGTAACACCCTTCTGGGATCATTGTAACTGGTCCATCTTCAAATGTCCACATCAATCGTCTAATCTATCTTCGTCGTAAAACTCTTCATCAAATTCACTATCTAGTTCAGGATCAATTACTGACCCGCAGTATGGACAGTACATTATCTCTTCGTCTATATTATAACCTTCGACAGAGAAGTCTGCCTCGCACATTCTACAGCTATGTGATTTCATAACTCACTCCTTCTTTGCAACTCTGATATATATGTTCTGTCTCTTAGTTCAGTTGTACTAAAATTATGAGACCTTGAGTTGTAATGTAACTTAATACCTCTATCAACACATATTGTTTTACCTGTGAATGGTTTGTCTTTGTATTCTTCACCAAGGAAACGAACATTGATCGGAAGAAGCATCAGCAGATCTTCCAAGTCTTTTTCCGTATCATATACAACAAACTCGTCAACATACTTGACGGCTTGTATTTGAATACATCTCTCAACAATAGATTGTATTGGTTTGTTTTTTGATTTAGGTCTGTCGATTGTTGGGTCAGATTGAATCCCAACAATTAGATAGTCACAATGATCCCGAATCTCTTTTAACATTAAGATATGACCCGCATGAAGCATATCAAATGTTGAGCATGTAAATCCTTTTACTTCACCACTATACATAACAACTCCTAATATTTTAACTTCCAAGATCTGGATTACTTCCACCTTCACCAACTCCTAATACACATGCAAGTCTTGCATCATATTCTACAACTGTCCAGGTCTTCTTTGTTTTATTTACAAGCAAAGTAATATGTGTTCCACGGTCAGTCTTACCAACCCAGATTGGAGACTCTCCGTATTTTAGGGTAAACTCACTCATAATAAAGTCTGCATTACTGCATTTCATTTCTTTGGTTAGATGTATAACTTCCTGAGCATATAACATGCTAGAAAATAATGCAATCAGAAATACTAATTTACGCTTCATGATTGATCCTTAAAAAGAAAAAGGGGCATATAGCCCCTTTTATTGTTACTACACTATTATATAGTATTAGAATCTGCGCGTATATTGTAAACGCACTGCATCTTTTTCTTCATCACCCCAGCTACGGCTCCAACGAACTGCAACTGCATCTTGTTTTGTCAGTTCATACCCAACCGCAACATGAGCGCGCTGTGTTGCGTAGTTGTTAGATGTATCGATAGCATCACGGTAGCGAAAGCCAACATCACTAGTGAACCCAGCACCAAGAGGAACTTTAACACCTGCATCAATTGCATAGTGACTAAAATGAGTAGAGCTAGATACCCTTTCACCTAAACGACCACCAAGGTAGAAGATATCAAATGAACGTCTAACACGAACTTCCATTCCTTGTGAAATAGAACCACTACCAAGTGCTGTTTGGCTGTTTTCCAGTTTAAGGCTGTAATCCATAGCGCCTTCTTTGATACCAACAACCAAACCTTCTTTAATATTGTCTACGTCTGTTGCACGGTTTGTTTCATTAGAGTATTCCAATGATGTATAACCACCCGCCATAGCGGAACCAACTGCCATCAAACTTACAAGCAAAACTGCTTTTACTAACTTCATACTTACTCCTTTTGTTATTAGGCCGCCTTGGCCCAGACATTAGACCAATCTCCACTCAACGCGCCCTTTGCATAATCAGTTGCCCGATTCTCAAAGAAGTTTGTATGTGTAGGAGCATTGATCATCTCTTCAACCCACGGTAGTGGGTTTTTCTTTACCTTGAATATTCCCTTCAATCCAAGACTAATTAATCGACGATCAGCAATATACCGAATGTATTGCTTAACGTCTGCATTTGTTAGATTTTCCATCAGGTTACAAGAGAACGCAAGATCAATAAAGTTATCTTCCAGACTGACCATCTTCTCTGCAATTGTGTATATTTCACCTTTCAACTTATCATTCCATATATCTCTATTCTCTTCAACATATGTACGAAACAGTTTAATCATTGACTCTGCATGCATTGTCTCATCAACTATCGACCACGTGATGATCTGACCCATCCCCTTCATCTTGCCGTGACGAGGAAAGTTCAGTAGCATAATGAAGCTCGAGAAAAGTTGCATCCCTTCCGTGAAAGCAGAGAATGCTGCAATCTGTTGTGCTATCGTCGTCGCGTCCTGGCCCGCAAGAGACAAGAAATAATCGTGCTTGTCTTTCATCTCCTTGTACTGCAGGAACTCGTCGTACGTTGAGTCCGGCATCCCTAAGGTTTCGATCAAATGACTGTAGGCAGCCACATGAAGAGCTTCCCTGGCCGCAAAACCACTCAACATCATTCGAATCTCTGGTTGCGGGAAGTAGGGAAGATAGTTCTTTACATATCCACCCGCCACGTCCACGTCTCCTTGCGTAAAGAACCTGAAGATGTTTGTCAGGAAGTGTTTTTCTTGTTCGTTTAGTTTGTTTTTCCAATCTTTTACATCCTCTAGCATCGGTACTTCCGTGTGTAGCCAATGGCTCTGTTCGTGTTTCAACCACGCATCATATGCCCAAGGATAGTTGAAAGGTTTAAAATAGTTGCGTTCGTCTGTTAATTTACTTTTTGCTTTTTTGATCATTGGTTTCTTTGTTTTTGTTCTTCTAGTTCTTGTTGTTCTAACTCCTCCAATCGGCCAATCAATACGCTAATTGCTGTATGAATGTGACCAGTATCATGATCGAGTAACCTGCTTCTTAATATTACAAGCTCCTCACTAAGACATCTTATTCGTTGTAATGTTGTTAGTGGGTTCATAGTAGCTCCTCCATTAGTTTTTCTTTTGAAAGTGCACCACCAATTCGCTTAACAATATTATTATGTTCGTCAAGCAGTATCAAGTGCGGTACACCTCTTATTCCGTATTCTATAGCAGCAGCAGTGTTCTGATCAACATCTATTACTTCTACAGGATATGGAAATTCAATATCTTCCATAGTTTTAGATAACATTTTACATGGTCCACACCATGAAGCTTCAAATTTTAACAGTCTCATATATTTCCTATCTTACAGGCCAATGTTTATTAAATTTCTCAAAGTAGAACATCAGTTCTTCTTTCTCATCATCATAGTACTCACCGACATAATCTGATTTGACACGTGCATGAATATTCTCACACATGGCAACCAAAGTAATATTATCTCTGATATAGCCCCAATCGTAGAGAACGTCAAGCATCCATTTCCAATTGCCGCCGCGAATGATACCTGCCTCCACCAATACTAGATCTTGGTATGGTCTAATGTCTCCTGATTGCATCACCATTTTTTTAATGTAGTGATCAGGGGTTTCATCAGGATATGTGACGTCAACTGGGATTATATTTAGCATCTCACCTTTGCGAGACCAGGAGTGTGCAAGGTGCATCGCAACGGTAGCAGAGTAGTCAGGTGAGGCCATGATTACTGCTGTTGTTTGAGGATCAAAATCAGAGCTATCAACGATTGTTTCTAACCGTTGTATCAGCTCCCATTCTTTTTCTCTTGTGATAAAGTGTAGTGGTCTTCTGTTCATTTATAAACTTCATTTAAACTGTAAAGCTACTACCGCATCCGCATGTTTGCTTGGCATTTGGGTTTTTAATAATGAACTCTTTGGTCATTAGTTCGTCTCTATAATCAATAGTTGCTCCCTGTAAGTATTGCATACTCATTGCATCAACCATAATATCAAACTTACCAAGACTGACGTGGAAATCATCTTCATTGGTTTCCTGGTCAAAAGTGAACCCGTAGCTAAAACCAGAACAGCCACCACCTTGAACAAACACTCTCAACCCCTTGATTGTAGGGTCGTTCTCGTCAATGTATAAATCTGTAATCTTTTCTTTTGCTTTATCAGAAATTGATATCATTTATTTTTCCATTAGCTTGTTGACAAACTCTAGTAATTTGGGTTGATGATTAACGTACTTGCCTTTCATGTATGAATAGCTACCGTACCACCACTCCTCAGCTTCCGGATGGCAACCAATCAATCCAATGTTACCTTGAATAGCAGCCATCACATCATCATTAGCATACTTAGAAACTAATTCAAACTTACTATAGTCTCCTACAATAGCACAACCATCATAAAAGAACATATTTGCCTCCTGACCGTGCCAGTACACTTTTAGGTTCTTTGCATGAGGTCTTTTGGTGTCTGTGTTTGGCCGTGTAATATATTGAACGGTATCGATTCCGTCTAAGATGTCTAGATAATGACTTCCAGCCCAGTAAGCACCCATGCAAATACCAATATATTTACCACCGTCAGTAACAAACTTCTTTACTCTTTCAGTATTATTCTTAAATAGTTGGTAAAATGTATCTGCATCACCTATTCCGCCAGGAACAATAACCATATCAACATCATCAAAGAAACATTCTTCTACTCTATTCTTAGAAAACAACTTTATATTATACTGACCGTCAAGTGATCTGATTACAGCATTACAGCACTGTACAGAACACTTGGGGTCATACACAAACAGTGCAATTGTTTTCATCTATCCTTCACAGGCCAAACAAACATCGTCGTTCTGAGCAAGTGCTTTCAGGTCAATCTCTTCAATTACTCTTCTTTCAATCTTCTTTGACACCTTATCAGCCTTGCCAATCTTCTCGCTTCTGCAATAATAAAGGCTCTTGAGCCCCGCTTTCCATGCCTGGAAGTGAACTGCATGCAAATATCTAATATCAACAGTTGGTCTAAAGAATAGATTGAGTGATTGAGCCTGATCAATATATTCTTGTCTATCAGCAGCATGTTGAATCAACCAGCGTTGATCGATCTCCATACTCGTTTTAAATACGTCTTTCGTCCAATCATCCATCCAGTCAAGATGTTGAACAGAACCGTCATTAGCAATAATCGAAGACCAAACCTCATCATAATCTACATCGTTCTGTTGTCTAATAATAGCATCTAGCCATCTGTTCTTATTCAAAGAAGATCCGGAAAGAGTATCTTGGCGATAAGCGTTAGCTCTAAATGGCTCAATACTAGGAGAAGTGTTCCCCATGATGATACTAGAAGAAGCATTAGGAGCAATAGCCATAAGATGACTGAAACGAAGACCGGTGCCTTCTGCATCAGGAGCTTCACCTCTTTCGCTACCGAGTTCAGCATTTGCCACATTTAGCTTTTCTCTAATATGTTTAAAGATCTGCTTGTTTCTTCCAACGGCATTTGCTGATTCCCAAGGAATGTTATTCTTTTGCAAGTATGCGTGCCAACCTAGAGCACCAACGCCGATAGAACGCTCACGAGAAGCAGAATAAGTGGCCCTTGCGACATGGACGGGAGCGTTATCGATAAAATACTGAAGGACATTATCAAGAAGCTCAGCAATGTCTTTGAGAAATAGATCATGATCTTTCCAATCATCGTAGTATTCGAGGTTAACAGAAGACAAACAACAAACTGCAGTACGGTCTCTGTCTGTTGGAAGGATGATCTCAGAGCAAAGGTTAGATTGACGAATCTTCAATCCTCTATCCTTCAACCACTTAGGCATCTTCTCGTTAGAAGTATCAATGAAGTGTAAGTATGGTTCACCAGTTTGCATTCTCAATTCTAGAATCTGTTGCCAAATATGCTTTGCTGATACTGTATCGCGTACTGTTCCGTCATGCGGATCAACTAGATCCCAACTATCATCAGCTTCTGGATCCAGCATACACTTCTCAACAATTTGCATGAAGTCATCTGTAATATTTATACCGTGATGCAAATTGGGTGCACGCATATTGGGGTCACCAGTTGGCTTCCTCATATCTAAAAAGATAGGTAGATCGGGGTGACTAATATCAAGATAAGCAGCATAGGATCCACGTCTTGTACGACCTTGACGATATGCAAGACTGCTGGCATCATAGATTCTAAGATGGGGCATCACTCCGGTACTTTTATCATCAGCAGAACGAATTCCAAATCCAATCCCAACACCGCCTCCCAACATACTCAACCAATTGGTTTCAGAAAGATTATCTACAAGACCGGCTGAGCTGTCGTGCATGTAGTTGAGAAAGCAAGAGATTGGTAAACCCTTTTGTGTTCTTCCGAACGATAGAATCGGCGTAGAGAGCGATAACCAGTGTAGACTAGCATAGTCATAGATACGCTGTGCATGAGCTGGATTACTTCCGAATGCACGTGCTACGAACGCAAATCTCTCCTGTGGTGATGCCTCACTATCCAACATATACGATTCTCTGAGTCGTTTCAGTCCGTGCTCATCAAATAATTTATCATTACCATAATTTAACCTAATGTTAAAGTTATTCATTGCTTCTTCGTTTCTAACGACAGACAAGTTTACCATTAATTATTCCTTTGTTATTATGTTTATTACTGTGAAAGGTTACTTAGTCTATCAGTCAGACCTTCGTTTTCGTCAAAAAAGACAGTGTATGTAAATCTGTATTGAGGGCCATATCTTGACTGAGATCTTATTGTGTGAGGAATTCCGCCATCAAATAATATAATTCTACCTGGTTTATATACTGATGTAAACAAGACCTCTGTCATCTCTTCGTTGAAGAATAAAGTCTCTCCTGCCCATTCTGGCTTCCAACTACTGTTTGCATAGTATAATAGAGTTGTATTGACGTGTGTATGAGCAAAGTTTGTGTCTGACGGGTGTGAGCAATTGATTATAAAGTTGTATGGGAATTTGTGTGTAATCAACGGGTATACTTCAGATTTTTTGAGTGTTTCGTATAGTTTCAACTCTTCAAACT